TCAATTTTGCGACTGGGTATCATGCTGATTTTGCTGGCGCTCACGTTCAGCTATTTCCATGGCTTCCTGTACTTCCTGTTGTTTAATATTCCAGAGGCTGTTCCTGGGCATCTCAACGCGCAGGTCTACCCAGCGACCAGCGGGGATATCAACTGGTTCACCATCCTGCACCGTTTCAGTAAACGAACCATCTTCATTTTTAATACCAATCAGATTCCGGGCAAATTTTGGCGCACTGTGGTGAATACGGTGATATGTTTTAAGCGTTATGGAACCATCCGGATCGATTTCATAATCCACCCACAGTAAAGGCAGTCCATTTGTATTGACGGGAATAACGAAACCACCATCCACTCCTCCCCATATCGGTTCAGAGTTAAAACCCAGGACCCCGGAAATCTTATAAATGCCGGTGTCGATGCGCTCAGCCATAACACCTTCGGCTTCCTCGTTGAGTTCTGCCGTACCGTCTCCGTTCAGCTTAACGATAGGGGAAGCCGGGCGTAGATTCCCGTTAGTGTCGGTTGTCGTGTTGTTAGTCCCATACAATTTAACCCATGGATACCAGATACTCGCGTCACCGTTTCTTGATCGATAGTACAGACTGCCAGGATTATCATAAGAACCTAACAGTTGAAATCCGTACCCGCCATACACGCTATTTGCAAATGACATAAACGTGCCGCTTACCCCCGGTGAGTTAGCTGCACTGTTATAACAAAATCCTACGTGGTTAGCCTTTGCATTATTTATGTCCGTAATGCGATTGGACGCGGTTACAGGAGCATCAGCGCTAGCGACGATATTCCCGTTAGAGGAAAGTAATTCTTTCCAGCCATTCGCCAACAAACCTTGATCAAAAAAGGTATCTTTGGCAGCGTCGAATTGACGGATATAAACCCCACCCACACCAGAATAAGGGTAGTAAAGCTGTGTCACGCCTTTACTGCCGTTCGCACCATTTAAAAGTGTGTGCAGTGCCCCCGAGCGGTTACCTGGTGGGAAGCCATTCTCTATCGTTGCCGCAGGGTCATATTGTTTGAAATAGAATCCAGGTTTGAAAAATCGCAACCCGTTGATACTCTCATCGCCCCCAATTGGTTGGTCATCCTGAAAAGACGATTTAAGAGAAGCACGTGCCCCTTCTGCATCAGGCGCACCCGTGCCACCTTGATTGACTGGAACAGTACCACCCGATTTTGTCGCCATATTGTCGGAAAGATATTTCCATGACGGCCCGGTGAATGTAGTACCATCAGGCAGCCTCACGGTGATGCTGCCAGCGGTACTGTAAACCTGTTGCCAGTTCTGCTTGTCGTAGTTCAGTCCGCGCAGGGCTTCTGCACTCTGCGCCACCAGCGCCGCGGTGACCATATTCAGCGCCATACGGGGAACAGCTGACCAGGCCGCACCAGCCTGTGTTGGCCCGGTGAAATTGCTTACCAGCGTCAACGCTGTACCGCTTTCCACTGATTTAATCGGGAGCGTATAGGGAACGCCGCCGACAGTGACAACAATAAAATCTCCGGCCGCCACCTCGGTAGTAAACGCGGTTCCGCTGCCAGCGACCGCAGCAGAGTTATTCGTCAGGGTTAATGTTCCTGCTGACATGGATATCTCCTGAATTCAGATAATAGAAAACCCCGCCGGAGCGAGGTTTTTAATTTTGGAAGGAAAATATATTTAGGGGTAAAGTCGAGTATCGATGTAAATGTAATTCACTCTAAATTTTGGCAATGGTGGACGCCCATTGATCTGCTGACCATTCCATACTCGGGCACCCACAGTATTATCATAAGCTCGCGCTACCATCGAGCCATACAGATACAGTGGCATCTGTGGATTGAGAACTATCAGATAATTTGAGCAAATTCCCGGCATGACCGCAGCCGGAAATCCGACATTTACGTCATATACCGTTGAAGACGAATTAATCGGTGAGCCATCCCAGGGATTTGGGGCAGTCATAATTGCCAGAGGCAAACAATCCGTATTCCATATCATCCTGCCGTTTACATCATAAACAGCCAGTCCAATGCCATGCTCGACAGTGACGATATTCGCAAAAACATATACCCAGCCGGCACCACTGGTATTCACATTTATGTACCACTTCCCGCCAGATGTTGCCCATGTTAAATGAGTGACCCCGTTCACGTCGTCATTACGAATGAAGGGCATAATGTTTGCCGTATCCGGGACGCTCAACTGAATGATGCAATTGTCCGTGTATCTGTACTTACCGACGTAGTTCATGGGAGTTACGTCCGGGCTCATAAATAAGCTTCCATCATCACGGTAAATCTTTAATCCATATTCGCTCATTTGTATAAGATGATTACAGGTTGATCGGTGGAGGCTCCGGACCAGGTTACTGTGTTGTTACCCGTTACCGTTGCAGTAGCCCCGGGCAAATCGGGGTTTAATGGCGAGCTAAGTCGCTGAGGTTCGGCAACCAGTGTTTTCCCCTCAATAACAGGGAAAACCCTTGTACCAGATGCAGGGCTACTGATGAAAGCTGCAACAAAGGCAGGAATGAATCGTCCAGTCAGTTCGTTACCATTCGCGTCGAATAGCTGTACTCCGTAGGCCATAATCCTCCCCTTTGCACTGGTAATCCGTTAACTGTCCGATTGATTTCCAGCCTGTAAAGAATCGGACCTGCAGATTATTTACAGGTCTGATCCAGTATGTTCCATTTTTATCAATACGAATCTGTTTGATGGCAACTGTTGCCGTACGAAGTTCAGCACCCGCACCTAAATGTGACGAATATACAGCCGTACAATCTACACTTTTAAATCCGCTATTTAACGCTCCAGAAATAGAGGTGCACCCGCTAATACTTGCCAACAACAACCCGAAGAGTATTATTTTTGTCATATACCTTCTGTCCATAGTTATCAATTGTGGTCCTGCCATCACCATCATTAGAACCATTAATTTCAAACGTTCCGTCTGCTTTCATGATGGTGCCTGTTTTACCCTGAACGTAATTCGATGAACGAAGCTCACCAATTTTTGCCAGCGTGATTTGACCATACTGGATAAACGCATCGCTGATAAATACCTGACCGTTGATAACAGCAAAGGGTGAATATTGCGTATCACCGCTACCACTCATCAGGACGAACTGATTGGCGTTAAATCCGACACGAGTGACTACCGGCTTACCCGCCTCCGCCAGCACCGCAATGGACATTCCGGCGTTATACATCACACCGTTAATCCGGACCCCAGTTTTGAGGGTGTAAATCGCAGAGGCTCCGGTAGCATCAACCACGGCAGTAAGCTTGTCCTCCAGTGCGGCAGTTACATTATTGAACTGCGCTTGCACCTGCGTCGACATTTCAGCCATGGCCTTATCGACCTGTGCAATGGTCGTTTTAACCACCAGAATATCCGCGCGTACTTCACCATACTGCGCCCACTGGTGTTCCACGGTTGCATGGTTGGCCAGCGCATTCTGCAACGCGGCTTCCAGGTTGGTATCAATGTCGCTTGTCAGGCGGTCACCGTCTGCAGAAGTCAGGAAGTCACCAGCAATATCGCCCAGGTAGTCGTCAGCATTCGCATTTGATTCTCCACGAACCCAGTCGGTCCAGCCCGATTCATTACCCGTTCTGTCTACCAGCTGCGCGCGGTACCAGAATTCCTGCCCCGCCTTCAGCCCCAGTTGGGTGTATTCGGCAGACGGATAAGGCACATCCGACAGCAAAAGAGGATTAGAGAAATCACTGTTCGCGGTGTACTGAATTTCCGTTTTCAGCGTATCCCCGGTGTTAGCCGGGAATCCCCAGTTCAGGCGAATCCCCCAGTTGATCGGCGTTGTCGCAAAGCCGACAGGTTTCGGTGGATTTCCCACCTTGCCCGTCAGCGTTTTCTCTTCGGAGTAGCCCCAGCCAGAGGATATTTCAGAGGCGTTAATGGCGCGCACACGCACGAGGTAGCGCCCCGCATAAATGCCCGGAACATCGAATGACGTGGTGGAGCTGCGCGGCACATTTACCCAGTTACCGTCATTGCGGCGCCACTGTGCCTCGTAGGCGATAGCATTCTGCGCCTGGTCCCAGCTCACACGCATGGTTTCGACGCTGATATTCTGCTGCACCACTGAAAACGAGCTAATAACAATGTTAGCTGGCGGCGACTGGTTACCAGGCGGGATTACACTCACGGGCCGCTGGTCAATGATGGCTCCGGTATCGATACGGGCATATTTATCCGGGTCATGCCATGCGCCGGTAATAGAGAAAGTGCCATCATCATTATCGGAGACGCTGACAACTCGATACTGCTGGGCGTAGAGCTCGTCTGACTCAACCACCCATACAGCTTCGGCCTGTGGTGTCTCACTGTATGCCGTGGTGACTGTGACTGATTCCCCGTTAACCGCCTGTATAGTCCTGCTCTGTGACGCACCGGAGGGAAGATTGAGAATAAGGCGATCTCCTGCTGCTGCATCAGCTACGCGGTCAAGTTTTATCACGCGACCGTTAACAGCACTGATGCGGCCGCCCATAACTTTGCCGGACAGAAGCTCATCTGACACGGCAATGATGTATCCGGGTTGCGGAATGTTTCCGTCCAGGCCAACATCAAACGAAACAATGCGATCCTTATTGTTGGTGAGAATACCCCAGCGACCCTTTCGGTTCGCTTCTGATTGCCGGGTACAGCCGATGGCTGTCATTTCCAGCTGATTAAATCCGTACCGGGCCACCAGAGGCTGCTCAAACACTGGCTCCATCGCATCAGCATAGGCGTTTCCCGGATCAGACCAGGAAACCAGCGCTGTTGTATAGCGCGTTTTTGTCGTGCTGCTGGAATAGGTAAAGCGTCCGTCGATAACGTTAGCGCGAGTGTAAGCGTAATCCACATCTCTCGGCATATCGGCAAGCGCAACAATCTGATCACCGCCCCAGTACGTCATCCCCCGGAATATAGCCGCAAAGTCACGCAGCACAGTGTAAGCGTCATTCCTGTCCTGAACATAGACGTTACAGGTATAGCGTGGCTCTGTCCCGCTTCCACCCTTTCCATCCGGTACCGGCTGATCGCAATACTGCGATACCTGGTACAACGTCCATTTATCGATGTTGGCTGCACTCAGGCGATTCCCCAGACCAAAGCGATCGGTAATAACCAGATCGTAAAATATCCACGCCGGGTTATCGGTCCAGGCCCACTTAAACGCCCCTTGCCATGTACCACTGTAAGTCCTCGTTTCAGGATCATAATTATCCGGCACACGGATCACGCGCATTTTTGGTTCGCAGGAAATCTGCGGGATAGAGCCATTGAACTGGCTTGAGTCAAATTCGATGTAAAGCAGAGCGGTATTCGGGTAACGTAATTTGGCGTCAATCACCTCGGTGAAGCTCTGTAGCGTCATCGTATCACCGATCTTCGCGCTGTTTGCATCAGCGGTAATCTTACGCAATCGGATTGTCCAGGTGCTGCCAGCCTGCGGTAAATCAATACGGTGGCTGCGCTCATAACCAGACGTCGTTTTGCCGGTTACGCTGGTATTAAAAACGGTTTGCCAGGTACCACCATCAGTTTGCAGGTCTATTGCATAATTGATGGAATACCCTACCAGATCGCCGTTGTCCTCCTGCTTAAACAGTGAAGGCCATTTCAGTCGCAGGCGAACGGCTGATAGTTGCGTGTTCGTAAAGGTACGCGTCCAGGCTGTGGCGCTTGATATTTCAGTTCCAACGTTGATTTCGTTTTCGGTGCCGGGAATACCCTGAATGTAATTTTGTGCCTGCGTACCAGCGCGAAATTCCCAGACTACGCCACTAAAGTTTTGGGAGCCGTCGACATTCTCCAGCGGTGTGCCATCGAGGTAGATATCTTTTCCGGTTAAAGCACCGGCATACTCACCTTCCCCCAGAGCCACTAGCAACTTTGCCTTCGCAACAGACTGAAGATCATCCGGTTGTTCCGTCGGTGTTCGGCTTTTAGAACCACCACCTTTTCGCCCTGTGATTTTTTTCGACGCCATATTTCACCCATAAAAAAGCCACCAAAAGGTGGCTACTGTTTGAATATCAGGATGTTGCTCATCTATAACCCTGGTTAATGTGTTAGCTCAGCCCGTCAGCGCTGGGATGCTGACGTACTCTGGGAAGGAGGGATGGCTGATTACCTCTTAACGAAGGATTAAAATGACTAAATATAAGTTTGAAGCTGTCGATACGAGCCCCCCACCTAACGCTGAGGAGCTCGCTTATGCTCTCATGAGTGCATTTGGGGCGCTTGCCTCAACAGTTGTAGGGAAGGACTCAGAAAAGCAGGCTGAGTTGTTTAGCAAACTTGACCAAGCGCTGGCTCATAATCAGGGGGCAAGTAGCTATATTGAGCTTGCTCGGATTTGCCAGGCTACGAAATTTTCCCTAACCGGAGAGCGATAACCCCATTGGGTTTAATTAGTTCAAAGGCGTGTTTCTTAGGGACCGCCTTTATTTCCTTAGTATCATCAACTTTTGTTTCTTGAAATTTTACCTTTTGCTCTAAGGTCATAACTTTCTCCCACCTTTCAGCTTATTGTTTATCTTCAACATAAATTCCGGCAGAAATAATCGCGCCACCGATCCGGCGTCGCCCATAACCAAGGGGAACTGGATTACCCTGAGCAGCAGTGTTAGTTACACCACCGAATGCATACGATGCCCGATTTTCGGCATCCTGTTTGCTGGCAAGTCCTGCTGGCTGTGGCGAAAGCATTTGAACAACACCACCAAGCATCATTGCAGCGCCTATTTTCATAGCGGCAGGGCCCCAAGCTGCACCGCCCCATGCTTGGCCGATAGTAGCCCCCAAAGCACCAACAACAACAAGTACAGCCCCTAAAACTGTTTGAAGTAGGCCTGCCTTTTTACTGCCAATTACAACAGGGATAATTCTTATCACCTCTCCTGTAACTGGAAAACCTAAATCATCTTTTCCAATATTTCTTTTCCCTTTAAATACAGCATACGTTAGACCACGATTTTTACTCGTATTTAAATATTGTTCAAATCCACAAATTGTTTTTGATAATGCATTGATAGCCTCTGCTGTTGTTCGTATTAGTCTGTCATGGGTTCCACCAAATACTTTACCTAACGCGCCACCCAGTTCAATTCTAGTCATTATTTCTTGCATATTTACTCCAATAAAAAAGCCACTAACGTGGCTTTGACAAACAGAAATAAATTAAATGCATGATCGCGCTATTTTACCCCACGGGTCACCGATACCTTTATTTGCAGCATAGACTTTCACATCGGCCCCTCCCTCAGTGTCATCTTGAATAATAGCCATCGAAAGAACACCAAATAAATCATCAGCGGCTGATATTCTATATCCAGTTTCAGTTTCTATACTTGTAGCCTGTGGATGCAGTTCTTGCCACTTAGGGGACATGCATTTGTTGAGTTGTGCAGCACTCTTTGAGGTATGACCAGAATAAATAGGCTGTCCTTCCTGTAAGGAAGATGCACTACAACCAAATAAACCCAGTAATGAAATCAATAATATGTTTTTTTTCATATCCCTATCCCCTTTTGATAATGCAAAAGATTAGCACAGAGACTTATGCCGTAGAACCTTCATCGTCCGTTCCTGCCAGTAGCCACCGTAAGGCACACGCTGACTCAAATGGCCATAAAGATGGTGGAGTAACATATTACCTTCGAGCAAGATCCCGGCATGGTTCCACTTATTAGCCTGGACCTGCATGATGACCATGTCACCTGGCTGCGGCGCACCGCTGAATTCACGGAATCCGCATTCATACCAGCAATCGTGGTAGAAGTTTTCGGGATAACTGTCTTCCCACCAGGGATAATCCACGCGGTAATCCGTCAGCTCAATGCCATGCGTTTGCCGGAAATAGCTCATCACCAGCCCCCAGCAATCGAAGTGACCAAGCACAAATGGGCGCTCCAGTAGCGGCAGCTCGCCCCGCGGCTGAATGGTGCGTAAATCCCCTTCTGGCCAACTGACGATATGCCACGGAAGCAGTGTAGCGTCGCACTGAGCCTTATCCAGTTCACTTGGCTGAGTCGTGGCATCCGGGTGGCTGTGGACAATGGCAATCACTGTTCCCCAGTCTTCGGCAGCGGCATAATCTTCCGGCGACAGGTGGAAATGCTCTGTCGGATCGGTTGCCAGATTACGGCAGGGAATGTACCGCTGCACCCTGCTTTTTTGCACCACCACGCCGCAGCATTCGCGCGGATATTCAGCAGCAGCATGCGCCATAGCGGCATCGATAATTTTCTGACGCATATCAGCTCCTGAGCAGGGATGTGCCAGGGAAACCACCAAACGGCAACTCGTTCCCCTCGCCATGTCTCAACTTGCACGCAGTGAGCGTACCGGGACATTCATCGAGTGACGGATCGTTGACAGGGTTGTTGTGCTTGTCGAAATAGCGCGTCCCGGCATAGTCGCATCCATCACCTGAGCGGTATTTGTTACGGATACACCAGGTACAAAGCGAATGTAGCTGGCGCGTCGGGATCATCAGCCCCTGCAGGTCCATCGGACTGGACAACGTAAACGCCACCACCTCGTTGGTTTCAGTGCTCTTGGCGTCAATGTAAAACACCTTCAGCTTTTCCTGCTGCGGATCCGCTGACGGGTTGCCCTCCGGATAGTTTTTCGCATCCAGATACTGCGCCAGCGTGTCATGAATCGTGACCTTTGCCTGCAGCAGGTCATCATAAGCAAGACACAGCGCCGTAATGGAACTATCCAGGTTAGCGACCGAGAGCGTTGGCTGCGCGCTGGTCCCGTCGGTCGCCGTCTCAATACCCTCTATCTGGCAGGGCCAGGCTTTATATTCCTGCCCCTGCCACCAGATCGATTTCGCCGGTAGCTTATTTTCATCTCCACCAGCATCGGCGATTTCATCTGCAGTGTGGGCAATATTGTGGGCGTGGAAGCGGAGAATGTCGGAAACACCAAATGCGGTGCCATCGACATCAAAAAGCCGGACAACATTGCCCGGCTCAAGTTTCTGATAATCACTGTTTAAGCTCATGGTGCAAACGCCTGTTCAAAGGTGGCTGATACGGTTTCCGCCGTTTTACTTTTGGTGACGCGCTGCAGGCTGTCTGCCTCAACGCGCCACAACGCAAGATCACCGCCTGGCGGGGTAAACGAAAATGATTTCGTCTTATGGCGCCGCAGGAAAGCATAGATATCCTTGACGGTTCCCGGTTCGCCGGTAAATGAAAACTCATAATTGAGAGTTTCATCATTCAGTCCTGTACCAGATACCTGTTTATAACCGTCGCCGAATTGTGCCGTACGTACCGTATCTTTGCTTTTCAGAGTTGGTTGGCTGGAAGCTTTAATCCGCCATGCAAAATGCTCGATCGCCATTGCTTACCTCTGTTTTGTTGCATTCCAGATAATGCCTCCGGGTCGGACCTCTCTGGTGATACCTTCCTTGATGGAGCTGTTGATCACCTGCTGATAGGCTTTCCCCAGCGCATCGCCGCTTCCTTTCTGTTGACCGGAATCCCCCTGGCCTGTTGTAACCGAAACCGGCGCATACACGCTGACACCAAAAGGAGAAGCAACGCCACCGCCACTCCCCCCGACCAGACCACCTGTCGCATAGCCGCGCATCATGCGATAAAGGTTGCCGACACCGATTCGGTTGGTGGCTTCCTGCGTAAAGACAAACTCTCCACGGTGCACCACACCTGCAGGCTCATACTTGCCGCCGGACCCGGTATAACCACCACCAGCAAAACCCAGCGCTGACGTGGCAGAACTGACCAGGCCAGCCATAGCCTGCTTCATCAGGATCTGCGTCAGCATCGACAACGTGGAACGGGTGAAATCTGCCCAGTTTGCTTTCCCTGTCGTCAGCATATCGGCCATATTCTGGCTAATACCATCGAATGTGGCTGAAGCAGCGGACTTAATCGAACCATAGGCATCAGCTGCTGAATCGGCATAGTCAGCCCACGCTGATTTCGCCCCGGCCTGCCAGTTGCCACGGAGCTCGTCCTGTGCGGCATAATATTTCTTGAGTGCATCCAGTTCGTTCTGATAACCCTGATCGGTGTCCGTACCGCCGGCATTCATCCAGCCCTGCCGCAGCTGTGCCTCTTCGCTTTGCCGCTGCGCGCCGCGACTGCTCATGCTGCCCCCGGCCACAAGCGCCCGGGTTTTCTCCCCAATCTGGGTAACGTACTTCTGCGAGCTGTCCTGCAGGCGGTTTAACCGTTCCTGGGAAACAATCTGATCTCCCAGTCGGGCATTCACCTCGGCCCGCGCCAGTACCTCGTCTTTGTTCGCCAGCACCGATTTTTCATCGGCGGTCAGCGCGCGCTTTTTGGCGGCCTCTTCCAGCACCGAAAAGCGGGATTGTTGTTTCCACAATTCCTGCCGCTGCTGGCTGATGGTATCCGTGATGCTCTTATGCTCCTGCAGAGTGCGTAACTGCGCCTCCAGCTCCAGCGTCTGCGCGCTGGCAGTATCGACACTTTTTACACCTGCAGGTGTTTTTACCGCTGAAGGGGCTTTGGGTTTCTTCAGCGAGTCGTCGTATTCTTTTTTCGCAGCTTCCAGATTGATGTTGTAGTCAGCCTGGAGGATCCGTCCGTCTTTCAGCGCCTTGTTCAGTTCATTCTGACGGGCCGTGTACTTCTCCAGCGCAGTCTGCGTCTTTGCATAATTCGACTGCGCCTGCGCGGCATACTTCTGGCGGTCAGATTCAATCACCGCCTCGCGGGCGGCGTTATCCTCAGTTGTCTTTGCCACGCTGGCCTGCTGCTGCGCCATTTCCAGTGCAAGGCGTGCAGATTCCCGATCGTTCCAGTAGCTGGCGCGCGCATCATCATTGACATAACTATCACCTTTACGCAGATTCCAGATTTCATCCGCCCGCTTAAAGGCCGCTTCCGCTTTGGCAACCATCTCCTGCGTGGTGTCAGGCCGCCCAATATCGAGCGCCGCATCCCACATCGATTTAAAGGTACGCTTCAGGCTGTCGGCAGCAGTCTCAATCGACCCCATATTGTCGCGCAGGCTCTTTGTCTGTTCGCGAAAACCGTTCGTCGCAGCATCATTAGCAGCCTGTAGAGCCCCGGCCTCATCCCCGGCACGCTGCAGTTGCGCCACATAAGCAATCTGTTCCACTGTAACGTTGTGGAACTGCTGCGCCATGGCAATCAGACCAGAGGTCGGATCGTTCGTCAGTTTGCCGAATGCCGCCGCCACCTTATCGACCGGCACACCCGACGCATCGGTGAATTTAGCTACCGCCTGGCTCATCTCATCGAACCGGGCACCGGCACGCACTCCGGCGTTAACCAGCTCCGTCAGCGCACTGCTGGTCTGGTTAAACGTGAGTCCCGCCTGCTCGCCAGATTTCGCCAGCACCAGCATGCGGTTTGAGGTCAGCCCGGCAGTATTACCGGACAGAACCAGTGTTTTATTGAAATCAGACAGCGTGGACGAGCCTTGATACCAGGCGTAAACCATCGCGCCGGTAGCGGCTGCCAGCGCGCCAACACCTACCATCACTGGCGATATGGTGCCCAGCAGCGCCCGAAAGGTCGGAATAATACCGCCAAAGGAGTCTTTCACCTGACCGCCCTGCTGTAGCAGGATAAGCCACGGACTCTGCCCACCGGCCAGCTGGGTGGCGATATCCGTAAACTGCGCAGGCAGCATACGCATCGCCGCGTTGTACTGTCCTACAGAAATACCGGCCTTCTTCGCGGCGCTCTCCTGGCGGGTAAATGACTGCTGTACCTTCAGCGCCGAGTCATTCGCTGCGTCACCCGTCTGCTTAAACTGCCTTTTTACGTACTCCATCTGCTCGTTGAACTTTGACGAGTTAACATCAAGATTAACGACCAGGTCACCCACTGCCGTCTGGGCCATAGCGAACACCTCCTGAAATGCCCTCGGCCTTTGCCATCAGCACAGCGTCACCGGGTTCATCGTCGGCAATATCCTCCGCTGAAGGTGAAAGAAGGCTGAAGCTGGCAGGGGTTGATGTGGTTTTGGGGTCAAGCGCGGTAATGACGATATGCATCAGCGAGGAAAAATGTGCATCCAGTTGCACATCATTAAAAAAATTGTCCTGGTAGAACGTTCGCCAGTCGGCGTATTCCGTTGACGACATACCAGCAAGCATGGCGCGCCAGTCCGGCCGGCGAAATTCACGCGCCAGTTTCAGGACGAATGTCAGCTCGCTGGCGAGGACTTTTCCAGACTGACCGGCTCAGTCACAGCGACATCCTCCGGATCATTCGCTTCCTGCAGCGGCACCATGCCGGACAGCAGCTTCACGCTATACTCTGCTGCGGAAACAATCTCCAGCGGCCAGGTCATCAGCACTTCATTCTGGATCTGCTCAACGTCTTCTTTCGGCGTTTTGTGCGTCCCTTTCAGAGCGTGTCCATGCCATAAAGACATGGCCACCAGCAGTGCACCGGATTTAATCGTCATATCCATCGCCGTCTGCATGTCGGCATCGGTGATACTTTCCAGCGACTTCAGGTGTTCAAGATGCTCAATACGCTGCAGCGCCGACAGTTCGTAGAGCGTGACGCTCTTTCCATTGCGTTCGAACGGCTCACTTTTTAAAAACATGGATTACTCCAGAAAGCGGGGCCACAGCCCCGGAAGTCAGGCAACGGTGACTTTACAGGTCGCGACAAACAGCCCGTCGTTAGTCATCACAATAATGTCAGCGGTTCCGGCGGCAATACCGGTTACCGTCAGCACCGTACCGGCGACAGTCACCGTGGCTTTACCTGCATCTGTGGTGGTGGCCCGGAAAGATTGATCGCTTGCGCTGGCTGGCGCCACGGTGACATTCAGCGTGGTGGTGGCAGCAACCGCAACGGTGGTGGTCGATTTATCCAGACTGACGCCGGTTACGGCAATCGCTGCAACAGCGCTGTCTTCAGCAAGGCCTGGCTTGCCGTTATTGCTGATTTTGACAGAACGGGTAATGGTGTCTTTTGCCGTCACCGTTTTACCCAGGCTGCTTACCCAGCCACGGAACACATCGATGGCGCCATTCGGGTATTTGATTTTGTACGCCAGCACGGTACCGTCATCAAACCAGCGAACCAGATCCTGCTGCCCACTCTCGGCAGGTTTCCAGGCCAGCGTAAAACTGGCCTCCCCCGCCGATTTCTGCCCCTGCGCGGTAGCAGTCCAGTCGGCATCTTCGTCGTCCAAGTAGGTGTCGTCGTTTGATTCGGCAGTCAGTTCACCGGGCTGCAGGTCTTTAATCTTTGCCAGGCGCGTCCAGTCAACATCCGATAATGGGTTAGCGAACGGGTTACCCGATCCGGAATAAATCCAGAGCGTGGTGGTGGCACCCTTTACCGGCGCCAGTGGGTTTGGTGTAGTCATTACGTCCTCACATTTCGTAAGTAATGGAATATTTCAGATCAGCCGAACTCCACAGCCCAAGATCATCATCGCGCTGGTAGTCATACCCCTGTTGCACCATGTTAGTGATCAACGTGGAAAGTCCTGACACATTGCCAAGCACCGGATAAATACGTGACTCCATCCAGTCATCGAGTTCGGAATCGGGTACCTGCGCAGGTAAAAAGATTTCGATATGCAGCGTGGCCTGCCAGATATCAGCATCCAGTTCTTCGCCGGTATACCCGGCATCCGTCAGGAAGACAGCGACCGCCGGAAAATCCCCCTCCTCCAGTACCGCTGGACGTCCGTCAAAATAGAGTGCGTCTTTACCAATATGGCTCTCCAGCGCATCAATAATCGCCTTTCTAATATCAGTGTGTTTCATCGTTTCAGAATCAGCCTGAGTTGGTTTTTAAGGGATGCCCGAAGTTCTTTAGGCATATCCGATTCCATGAGCTTCGGCAGCTCATCTTTAAATGCGGTCGTCAGTGGCGCTGCCAGTGGAATGCTGACCACTTCGATCGGATAGCGGGGTCTGGATGTCCGTCGCATCACATGCCAGCGACCATTTTCCAGTTGTTGAATAAAGGCCCCGGGGAAACGAAAAGGGCCAATACGCAGCACACTATTGGCCCCTTTTTTGTCCCGTTTTCTGCGGGATAACCGTACGCTGGCGGTACCGAGCTTTATCGCGGGCAGGTTGCCCCGGTTCACGCGGATCATTGCCATCGGCTTTTTCGCCGTGGCGCGTTTTATCCTCGCGCGTTGTTTTACCAGCTTGCGTGGCACCCGCGTATCTTTCGAGACAACGGCAACGCTTCGGCTGACTGCCCGGGTGGCGACACGGTTAACAGCCTGCGCCGAGGCCCGCGGAACCGCCGTATTGCTGATGCTATTCAGGTTTGCTATAGCCTGTTCAAGCCCTTTTAAAGACATAGTTTTCCCTTAACGGCGCCGGGTCGCTGCGGGAGGAGAACCCGTACCAAGCCAGATATGGCAGGAGCCACAGTCATCAGGACCAATACGATCAACCCAGAAAGGTTTTCCGTTAATATCCAGCGTGTCCAGCCGCGCCAGTTGCCCAATCGTTGCTGATTTCACAAACAACGACGGGCTGGTCCCCTCGACACGCATGCCGGGTGTGGCGTAACCGATATTTTCCGGATCATCGAAAACACCACTCAACGTGACGCCAGAAATCGCGCCGGACGTTACCGTTGCAGAAGTCCCCATAACCTGCCGAATAGTGTCATCGGCCTGTGTTATTGCAGCATCAAAAAGGTTATCGAAATCAGCCACACAGCCCCCTGCTAGTACTCGCGGACCAGTCCGAGTGCAACCAGGCTGTCAGCATCCGCTTGTGTCACGCGAATCACGGTCCCCGCTTTCACAATAGATACCCGTTCATCGCGGGTCGCGTGCAGCGCCTCAATGTGCAGCGTGGCCAGCGTTTTGACTGCCATCAGCGCGCTATCTGTTCTGCCGCTTAACACAGTTTCCACTGGCGGCACGGGTCCTACGGCGCCGGTGGATGCACTACCATCACTTACGCCACCATTTTCAACACTATCGGTATCAGTGCCGTCATTCAGTTCTTCCTCCAGCTCTGCAATGCGCATAGAGAGCTCCTGAATGGTGCCACTGGTATTCACTTCCCGACCAAGCTGCGCGCCAAGCTCACTAAGCCGCGCAATCAACTTTTCTTTTTCTGTCATAAGAACAACTCCGGAACAGGGCCCCGCAGGGCCACAGAATGGACATCAGGCGAGTTTGACAGACACGAACGCATCCGGGTCAGCCAGCAGCATCAGTGGTGCAGACTGGATCATGGTGAACTCACGCGCCGGATCGCCTGTCTGTACCCAGTTTTTCGGATAACGCGTGGAAGCGTTAATGCCTTCACGCTGTGCATCAACATCCTGAATGCAGCCGTAGGTGCGCAAACCTCGCGCCTGGGTATTACCCAGCACCATGCTCAAATCCGGCAGGTAGTTCTTTTTGGTGTCGTCTTCAATGTATTGCCCGGAGTAAACGACAATGGCCACATCGCCATACATTCCCTTATAGGAGACCGCTTCACCCAGATCTTTCAGCGCCGTTTCCAGTTCAGAGTTAGAACCGCGACGGGTGTCGAGCTTCTCTTTTACCGCTTTGAATGAACGGAACAACGCCCAGCCCTTCGGATCAAAGACGATAATATTGACCACGCCGCTGGCGTTCAGCGCATAGGTTTCAATATCGTCAGTGGGATCATAGGTTTCTTTGTCGCGGGTGCTCCATGCCGCAGCACCTGCTTGGATGATGTTGTTTCCGGCATTGCGTCCCATATCCACCTCAACCGGCTCAAACGCTTCGCCGGTCATGGTGTATTTACCGTTGAGGACAGCAGCCACAGCCTGTTTCTCTTCCACCTGAGCAATCGCCAGTTCTTCATCCTTCATGTTCTGCAGGATAATGCGACGGCGGCGGTAGGCCGGGTCAGCCAGATTTTGCGGGTCTTCACCCGGCAGGCGGCGCAGCGTCATCTGCGGGTTTACCTCGTGCTTGGGCTTGACGTAACCCGGCGTAAACTCTGACGTTGCACCACCACGGGAGCGGATAACCTTGCCGGAAATAACAGGCGAGACGTACAGCGCCATGTTGACCATGCCCGGGATTTGCGACAGATACACCTTCTCGGTGCTGAAGGGGTAGCTTTCACGGAAGAAGATACGCAGGAAAAGCGGATCGAATTTGAATTTCTTCTCATTGACCGCCAGCAGTTGGGCCGTTGTGTAAATTGACATAGATTTTTCCCGTAAAAAAAGCCGCGATGGCGGCTTCTGTGGATGATGGTTAGTGTTAAGTCGGATGTCAGACGATACTGATGGCTGTACCTGCGAATGCGTTGCGTTTGATGTGTTCATCCGTCACCGCATCCGGCCAGAGCACATCTTCAATACGGAAAGAGCCGGACTTATAGAATGCCAGCTCAGTGCTGCTCTGGTCGGCAGACACCGCCAGAACGCCACAGGCAGCCCCCGCATGCTGGCCATCCCAGACGGTCAGCTTGCCGGAAGTGGCATCCAGCATCAGGGGCGTCATCGCCGGTACTGCTTTCGTCAGTTCACCAGGTGCAAAACCGGTATGCGCCGGATCACTGTTCCCGAGGGGCTGATTGTGGGTAAATTGTTCAGTGTTAGACATATTGACCTCTTAAACAGGCGTATTTAACAAATCGTCACCCGCTTCGGCAGAAGCGCTATCTGCCGTTACGGTGCCGGGTGCGGTTTCCATCAGACGATCCAGCGCGGTATCCGTACGCGCCTGAGCACTCAGAGGAGCCGCGGCAAGGATGCGCTGGGCACTTTCCACCGTCATCCCCGGCGTTTCTGCCAGCGCGCGCGCCTGTGATTCACGTCCTTTTGCCTCTTCACAGTTCAGGATCCCCATAATGCGACCGTTTTCGGCTGCGACCGCTTCTGCCACCTGGCTGCTGATATCAACAGTTGCGCCCGCTGCAGGGTCAGTAACGACCACAGCAGGCGCGTCAATGGTGGTCACGGTCTGGTTAGGTTGAGTGGTATCTGCGGATGCAGTAGTACCTTTCATGCTTCCTCCTCGGGAAATCATCGTTCGTTTATTAATTGCATCGCGCATAACGTTCAGCGCATCCATGTTGTTGACCAGCTGCTCCGCCAGGCCGTTGTCTACTGATTCCTGGCCTGAAAATACAGCTGCTTCAGTATCAAGAACGGCCTGAACCGACATTCCGGTATAACCCGCCACCTTTTCAGCGAACATCTGCCGGGTAGCGTCAATACGCGCCTGAAAATCTGCACGTACCTCTTTCGGTAATTTCTCGTAGGGGTTCCCGTCCACCTTGTGATCGCCGCTGTAAATCAACGTGACCTCAACGCCGCTGGTTTTAAGGGCGGCGCCGTAATTGCTGTGGGCCATCATGACCCCGATGGATCCCGTTCTGGCCGTCTGCGTCACAAGCCGACGTGATGCCGCACTGGCAATCAGCTGGCCAGCGCTGCAGTTCATATCGTTGGCTAACGCCCAGATGGGTTTGATATCCCGCATGCGGGCGATGATGTCCGCACAGTCAAAGGCACCCGCCACCATTCCACCTGGCGTATCCATATCCAGAAGAATGCCGTGTACACCCGGGTCGCTGATGGCCTGCTGGAGGCGGGCGATGATACCGTTGTACCCCGTCATCCCCGAATACGGCTGGAGTGAGCGGGTTTTACTGACCAGCGTCCCGGAAACCGGCAGCACCGCGATACCATCAGTGACCTGGTAGCTTCGCGCCGGCTTTGGCCCCATTTCCTCATCATCACCAAAGAGTGCCAGCGGTTCAGCCATCTGCTCTGCACCTAGCGTCACGCCCGACACGGTGTCGGTCAGACGGGTGATACCTAACTGACCAGCGAGCGCGCAAAAGAAAACCCGCGCATAGGCGGGTTCAAGTAAAAGCGGCTCATTGAAAGCCATACTGGCAATGTGCGGGAGATTACGCAGCTCTGGCGTCATCGGTCCCCTCCTCATTCGATTTTTTCAGTCCAGACTCAAAGGCCGAAGCCGCCCACGCTGGCGGTTTAAGTCCCGCGGCGCGGCGCTCCATTGTTTCACGAACCTGCTGGGCAAAGATTTCCTGATAGTCTTCCCCGCGTTTGGCGCATTCCTTCTCATAGGTGCTCAGCCCCGCCTCAATGAGCATGACGGCCTCCTGCACCTCCTTCAGTCCGTCAATGGCCATTCGTCCGGAGCCGATCCAGTCAGCATTTCCCCAGGCGCTTCTCGCCTCCTGAAAACTGAACCGGGCTCTAGACGGTAATGTCACCACCCGGCGAACAATGGCCTCTTCCAGCCAGCATAAAAACATCTGACAGGCCTGGCGGGAGGCAACAAATTTGCGGCGCCCCATAAAGTACGCCCAGGACTCGTTAGCACTGGCGCGAGCGGTGGAATAACTCATCTGCGAATAGTTGCGAGAGAGTTGCTCATACGACACCCCCAGCCCTGCAGCAATGTAGCGCAGCAGAGATTGTTCAAACGTCGAATAGCCGTTGTCAGTGTCCTGCGCTGACTGAAGATTCAGGGAGTCGCCCGGCATCAGATGCGGCACCTTCGCGCCCCCGAGACGAACCGGCGCCGCGGTATAGTACGAGGCCATCTCCCCCAGCCAGCCGGTCATCTTGCTTTGCTGCTCTTTACTGTCTGAGCCGAGAATAAAGTCCATCGCGGTTTGCGTATCCAGCTCACTTTCAATCGTGGCGGCATACATCGCCTTGACAATCGCGCTCTGGAGCTGTGTATTCTGCAGTGTATCGAGCATTTTCATTTGCTCCATGACGCTGTAAAACACGTTGGCACCGCGTGTCTGCCCATCTTCCAGGGGTTCAAATACGTGGATAAAGGAAGGCCGCCCGCCGGGCAGTTCACGCGGGATGTAGGTCCACTTCTGCGCCATCCACCCCGGATAGCCATCCTCGCTGACGTAATATCCCAGCGCGGCGCCACTGTCATTTGTTCTGACACCTGCCCGGCAGTTTCGCGTGTCTCCGGCGTTATTGGGGTTGCTGATGCGTTTTGGGCTCACCATTTTGAACTGTGTGCGGAAAAGACGCGTGGAATCACTGTCCCAGGTGGCCTGTGCACATAACTCACCGTTAAACGCATGCATGGAAACACCCTCGCGGATCATCATGGTGAATGTACGCTTACGTTCCGCATCAATGCAGCAGCAATCATCCTCCGCAAATTCTTTCCAGGCCGCCTCAACTTCACGGGAGAACGCCCGGGCCTCTTCCTCTCCAATGCCCAGAAAACGCCAGCTGGGGCGATAACTGAGCCGGAAAAACGATCCGACAATGTGGTCCTGATGGAGCTGTACCGCGTTTGCCGCATAACCGTTATTGCGGACCAGATCGTCAGCGCGCGCGTTACCACGGGAAAAATTAGGCAATAACGCAGCATCTGCGCTTTCACTCGGTGGATTCCAGGCGCGGAGCTGACCGCCAAAGCCACCAGCACCGCCATGATATCCGGCATAATCCCGCAGAGCGGTTTTACCGTCCGGTCCTAACAAAGCAGGTGTTTTCATGCGTAAAATCCTGCCGGTCCCCGGCGTCGTGGAGTGGTGCCAACCTGTGACTCAAGTTCGGCAATGTATTTCTTCAGGTCACTGACGGAGGTCGCAGTGAACTCAACCCGCCGGCCGTCTTTTTGCACCGTGGCTACCCGCTTTCCCATCATGAGGTCATGCAACGCAGCGCGGGCGGCATCCAGATCTGTCTGTGTCGCCATTATTCATCTCCAGATAATGCCCGGGCATAATCAGCCAGGGTTTTGTTATTGGTCCGGTTTCCCTCTTCCTCCTGCAGGCTCGCGAGCAGTGAATCAAGATTCAGTTGCCATCGCGAAATACTGATCCGCAGGGCCGCCAGCGCATAAACGAAGCAGTCCAGCGCCTCATTTCGTCGCTTTTTGCTGTCCCAGACGATTTTCTTACGCCCGTCCACCCATTTTTCAACCTGCTCCTCAGCAGTAAGTTGCTGTGCCTCAGCCAGATCGTAAATTTCGGGGTTATTGGGAAAATGCACGGCTCCGGCAAGAGGTTCACTCCCTTCCGGCTGAAGTGTGAAGCGGTTATAAATCTGCTCCTTTGCGGTATCTGTACCCACTTCCGTCAGATAAACGCCGTTCTTGTTGCGTTTACGCGGCATATTCGCGACGGGCTTGCCGTGAACGGAAGCCCCTTTAATCGGGATCACGCGAAACAGGCCATGCTTTTTTGAGCGATTGTAGACAATGGTGGGGTCAATACCGCCGATATCCCAGCAGATACGGGATACCGACATTTCCACGCCATTCTTTCGGAGATAGGTTTTGTTAATCGCCTCGTCCACCCTGACGAGGGTCGCTTCATCATCATGACGGCCCATAATGATCTGCCGGTCAATCAGCCAGCTTTCCTCACCGGGTCCCCATCCCCAGACGCGCATTTCATATCGATCCAACTGGGAGTCGATCCCGGCTGTCAGATAAGCAACATGCTCCGGTACGGCTGCGCCGAAGAACTCTTTGCGTTCGGCCATGAGCTCCGCATCAGGCCGTTCACCAATTTTAGGCTCCCATGTTTCGCCCAGAGTGGTGTTCACGAAGGTTTTACGCTTTCCGGTATCCCCTTTCGTTTTTAGCCAGTCTTTGACGATCTGTATCCAGGTGGTAAACGGGCTGTATGCCGTCCAGATGTGAAACGTCACGCTGTCTGGCGGGTCGATTTCGGTACCTGTTGATGAAAACCAGGATAAACCGTCGCGCGTCCAGATCCCGGTGGTGTCGCAGATGTAACGTGCTTCAGTGAAATCCAGCTCCTGCTGCTTAATGACGCAGGCATTATGTTCACACAGGTAAAAGACGCTGGAGGGTTCGCCCGGTGTCCATTTCAGCCCGAACGGAGTCTCTTTGTCGCCGAATTTAAGGTACTGCTCTTCACCACAGTGCGGACAGGCAACATGAAAACGCATGAAATGCCCGGATTCGCTGGCAGCACGCTCAATCTGGCAGGTTCCCTTTGTTTTTGGCGTTGATCCGCGAATAGATTTAGGCCAGACAGAGCCCTCAATACGTTTGTCACCGAGAAACGTCGGGGAACCCTCTTTCTCAATATCCTCATCAAAAGCTGCGAGTTCGTCATAGCCGGCAACATCCACTGACTTTTCACGATAGTTTTTCGCCGCCTTACCACCCAGACACCAGAACCCGCGACCGTTGGAGAAACGTTTCATACTGAGCGTATTATCCCGGTGCTTTTTGCCATACCAGGGGGCCAGCGCCAGAAGTGACGGAATATCGCGGATCGTTGGTTCAACATGCGACTTCATGAAGTTTTCGGCGTCACCATCAGTGGGCAGCCAGATAAGGGAATTTCGCTGCTTGTGCTGAATAAAATACGCATAAACACCCAGCAACATTTTTGAATAGCCAACACGGGCAGACTTAACAACGTTGACCTCACGTATGTAATCGTTACCCATCGCATTCATGATCGCGCGCTGAAACGGCAACGTTTCCCAGCGCCCTTCCTGGTAGGCCGACTCTTTGGGGAGATAGTAATTATCGTCTGCCCATTCAACCGCCGTTTGCGGCTCAGGTCGGTACAGCGAAAGTAGCCCTGCGCGCGCAGAGTGCTGCAGCCCCTTAACCTGACTGTTCGATATATTCACTCAGCAACCCCGGTATTATTTCATCCAGCGCAGCTGCTTTGTTCATGGCCTTAATGATGTCCTTCTTCAGGAAATCAATATGTCGGTTTTCCAGCTCCGGGAAGCGCCGCTGAACCGACAGAGGAACTCCATCAAGAATGCTGGCTACTTCTCCGGCCATCCGCGACAGCACGAACGTGCAGAATGCGGTTTCCACCACCTCAGCGGAATCTTTTGCATTTTTTAGTTCCTGGGCGTCTGCCTGCGCCCGGGTAAGGCGGTGACGCTCATAGTCAATCGTACCTGGCTGGAGATCGGATTCCGATGCAAGACGAAGGTCTTCCACCTCCTTGCGTAATTTCTCATTCTCAATCGCCGCGTCGCGTGCGGAATACCATTCGATAGCCGCGGAAGATTCATAGAGGACCTCATTACCTTTTCCGCCGCCACGTGCTACAGGCATTCCCTGATCCTGCCAGTTCTGAATGGTTCGCACGCTGACCCCAAATATTTCAGAAAGACGCTTTTTGTTGACCTCCATAGCTCACTCCATACACAAAAACAGAGAAAGGAAACGCCCTCTGGCTATTTAGCCGTTTTTAAGGCTTATCGTTTCCTTTCTTTTCAGGGGTTGTTTGCAGTTAAAACAATGGATTAGCGAGAAGAAGAACGGAAACGGCAAATGCCTGAAAATTTTCATAAATAGCGAGAATCTGCGAGGTCGCCGCCCCGTAACAGGCCAGATCGCCGGAAAGGACCCGCAAAAGATATTAATTATCAATTACATGTCATTATCGACGGCACTGCTGCCATGATTGACCTAGCTTGTATGATTTCCAGTCCTCGCCTTTGTGGGATTCACAGTAACCTGATGGGTCTGTTGTAGTGGAACGGCAGCTGCGAACACGGCAGGCTTTCGGTGTTCTTGGCGGCATATAAGCTCCAATAAAAAAACCACCAGCGTATGCTAGTGGCTTAGGGATGAAGTGTTTGGAAAACGCCTATTTCATTCTAATCTTTTTGTTTTCTTTTTAATTTTATTCCACCAGATGTTGACGCTTCAATTTCTTCATAATCTTTAAAAATGCCCACGAGAAGAGTAATCCCAATTGAACTTGCCAGGATTATTGAGGCAATTTCAATTCCAGTAAAGGTCGCAGCAGATGTTCCAGCAGCGCTGGCATAGAGCAAAAAAGATGTACCACCTGTAGCGGGTGCAGCAGCAATTGCAGCAATCAAACCTGTCAGAGCGACACCGCTAACCCCTGCTGCTGCAATAGCAACTTTCTTACTTTTCTTCAGCTTTTCAGCAAGCTCACCTTCTACAACAATCACACCTACCTTATCTTCTTTCGCTTTCTTTAGTTGCTCTTTTGTTGTAACTGTTACTAAATCCATTTAAAAACCTCAACTTTATGTTTTTAAGTAAAAACGTCATGTTTGAGGATATCACAGCATTATCGCAGACACTCATTGAATGCCTGCTGTAATGCCGCTAATCGTCGAGTTGCAACACACCATGCTCCAGTGACCCGGAATAGGCAATCAGCCCGGTGTACTCAGGGATAACCTCACCGTCATCAGCTTCGAATTCAGGGATTGTCCCGGTAGTGTGGTGTATTGGGGCTGGCCATCTTCTTTCGCAAAGGCTGCCAGGTCTTCAATCTGCTTAGCTGTAAGAACTACTGTCATGCTCATTCCCCCGTTGTTAAAAAGCCCCGCTATTGCGAGTATCCTTACAAATAATCTTAATGTTTTAGGGAGAAAAACCGATAAGCATTAATCGTGTTACCAAATTTTCCAATAGCAAATATAAGGAGCAAAAATGGGATTCTTTGACTCACTTAAAGATGTATTTGGTTCTGACGAAAAAGATACTTCACGAGGAATTATTTCTAATGGCCAGCAAAAGAAAGATGGTGGACATGACCATCGCTACAACACTGGGAATGACCGCACTCCAGCCCAAAAAGAGGGTGACAAGAAGCGGGGTCAGGATTAAGTGTTCCCCAAGCCGATTGACTTTCTTTTGTGATAATAATGTAAGTTAAAATCCATCATCGGGCGCAGTCGCAAATGCGCCTAGTGATGGTTCGCCCATCACCTCCCACAACACGCGATCAACTACTGGATCACGCTTCTCCTTTTCCGCCTGCTGCCATCCTGCGGTTTAGCTTCACTCATGGAGTTACCTTTGATGTTGGTTTCTGCGGGTTGTTATTCGACTCTCTCACCGAGTCATAGATACGCTCACACGTCATTCCTGCGCGGTAGCGTTCGTCAGCGATTCCAGCATAACGTTTAGCTTCTGCTGCAATATCTCCGAGCATGTTGGCGAGCATTCCGGCGCTGACGTCGGTTGTTTTGCTTCTGACGGCAGCGGCAAGATCTGCGGTGTGCTTTGCGGCGTCCAGACGGGCGGCAAGTTTTGTTGCTTCGGTGCGCAGCTGGCTAACAGTAGCAGACAGACCAGCAGCAGTGGCAATAGATTTAGCGGCTTGTGCTTGTGCATCTTTTACAGCCTCATCACGGGCAATAATGCGCCCTTGTTCAATCCAGCGTGCGGCAGTCTGCGCGTTCGCTTCCTGTGAAGATTCCATGCTATTACGGTCAGCCCACTTCTTTTGCCAGCCCCGTTCACTCCAGACGTTCCCAGCAAGAAATGCACCAGCCAATATCAGCAAAACAATGATTGTTTTCCACCGCGCCTTAAAAAAAGCAAAGACCGCTGTCATACCAGCAATGCCGCCCGCGCTTTGTTATAACGACTATTTCTGTCGGCCAGTCCATTCTGGCCACCGTTGATGATCTGCGTTACACGGACAACATCACTTGAATACATCAGGCAACCACGTAATGTGAAATACCATGCAGCAGAACGAGCTGCATGCTTCTCCTGTGTCAGCAACTCTGGTGTGCTGATCAGATCAAGCTTCAGCGCCGCACCGCATTTGGCGTAGTTCTCGCGGCCGGTGATTTGAATCAGGCCACGACCGCGATATTTCCAGCCGTCACCCTGGCTGTTATTCCCCATGCGGTCACCATAAACCAGATTGGCTATTTGCGGCTGGTGGGCCACCTGCTTACCATCGACACGCCCCAGCATTTCACACTGATACGGCGTCAGGCGCTTACCGAAGGTTTTCTTCAGCCCTTCAACCGAGTAGTTAAAACTTTCTGCCAGCGAGGTAAAGCCAGCAGACTCATGCCCGACTTGCGCAATGAACATGGCCTGATCATTAACTGCTGTAATACCAAACTCTTTCATTGCCGCATCAATGTGCGGAAACCAGCGTGCAGAAAGCCCGGCGCTGATACCAGCCGCCTGCTGAAATTGTGATTGGTTCATATGTGTACCGGATTAAACCACTATTAATGGTAGGGATTAGAATTCACCTAAGATGATGAAATTCAATTTAATTTAAGTCACAATGAGACTTAAGATAAATCCTAATGATTCTATCTACTTTGCGGGTTGTAGCGATGTCGTTGCGACTCGCTTTTTTATTTGTAAACAGCATCAATAAGCCGCGCCACATTGCCTCTGACGGAGACCAGCACAGACAGGAAAATAATGTTGGCCCCGATAGTGGCCCACGATGAATAAGGGTAGATACCGCACAGATAGGCCAGTGGTACAGCGCTGTAGATGACCGTAAGCAGCCACGCCAAGCGAGACACCCATGGTCGATGTCGGGAATCACCACGACGGTAAAACATCAGGGTCAACACTACCCCAGCGCAAAGCAGCGCGTTGATTGTTGCCGATGGGTCATTTAGTACCACCTGAACCTCCCCGGCGCGTTATCAGCGCCACCAGCGAGCCGACATCCTGGTTATTCAGGAACGTCAGGATTTTGACAGCTAAAGCAGAAACGATTACGGCTCCGATAGCGTCCAGAGGCTTATCACTGTAACCAGTCCAGTCAGCCAGCTTTGAACCAACCAGCCCTGAGCAGATGATCCCGGCAATGTAGGACACGACAAAATACGCCAGCCGACGTGCTGCGCTAAGGTCCGCAGCCGTTGCAATGTAAAATACAGCCCCGGCAAACGCGCCAAACACCACACCGTAATCTGTTCCGGACAGAAATCCATAGACACTGGCTCCCGTCAGGACACCACCAGCCAGCCCAGTACCGGAAATCGGATCGGACATTTAGCCCCCTCTTAATTGCTGTGAGTCCTCTCAGAATGAGGGGAATAAAAAAGGCCGCCAGATGGCAGCCTCGAAGTAAGTGCGGTTATTTACATTGGCGGTATGAGAGGACCTTCTAACACCTCTGATTCACCATTATGGCAAATGTCATCGCCTCTGGTCAGATGCCAGACGCCTGTGATTGTTTTATCCGATTCCAGATCATCAACAGTGTCATTCGTGTAGTACGCTACCTGTACAACTCCGACATGCTGAATCCAGTAATACCCTTCTTTCATAAGCTCCTCCGCGATACTCAGCAGATAGTATAGAGCGGCACAAATAATGCTGTGGTGCAGGAAGCCACAACTTAACCTTTGCTAATAAAGAAATTTCGAAAGATGACGATAATGGGTAATAAATGTAAGGCCGGAGGAACAACCATGAGCATGACAGTTAGCACTTTGGGTCAGGACATACTGCAAAGCACAGTAAAACAAGCACCTTCAAGTACTGGCAACTCTGTTTCACAACAAATTCAAAACCTGAAAAAACAAATTGGTGAGTTGACAAAAGAGCTCAGCGCCATGGGTTCAAAAATAAATGAAGTAACCTCCGAAGATGAGGCAAAACTGCTTAAACAGCAGATGGAGATGATTCAAAGGCAAATCGAGTCTATATACGCAAAAATTGCTCAATTACAAAAACAAGAAGCAGAAAAAAACCAAATGGCATCGGTAGCATTACCTACGGTAAGTGACAATTCAAGTTCGAACGTTGCAGGGAATAATACTAAAAATATTGATGTCTACGTTTAGCAGTTGCCCCTCTCTCATTTTTCCTCTGAGCTAGAAACGAAAAAGCATTGGAGCATTGTGAGAACTTGTTTTCAAGTTAACGATTTCAGGTCGGCGATATGACAGGGGTACTGGTGCAATGCACCTCGCGAATACCCCTGTCGTATCGCCGGAAAGCAAAAACCCCGCGCTGGCGGGGTTCTCGTTATATTTAAATTGTTCGCTTTTCGTCGCTGCCATCGTGGCGCAGCTCTGCCAAGCATGAATGGATTATCTAACTTTCTGGGTAGTTTTCAATACCAGACACAAAAAACCGCACAAAAAAGCAAAAACATTATTCCTCTCTTCCCAAAAGTGCTTTCGCTGACAGGTACACCTTTGCTCTGAAAATCTGTAAACACCACTTCACTCGCTCTCTGGCCTTTTCTTGTGTCAGCCATGGCGCAATCGCCTGCAGTTCCCGGGTTATGTCTGAGATTTTTTTTCGGGTGGTGTAATACTGAAGACCAACAACATAAACCGGATCGTTTATATCCAGCGCCTGCAGTACGCATTGCTCAACAAAATCGACATCATCATTATGCAGGGCTTCATCAATCACACTGACAGGTGACTGGGGCCAGAGAATGCTGTGTGCCCTGTTCATTGCCTGCTGTCCACGGAATCCCTCTTCTCTCGCCTGATTTAACGCAACGGTGAATCGCTCGAGTGCCTTATCTGACCAGTTCCGTCCCTTAAGCACATTCCAGCACGCATGTCCTCGCGGCAAACGAGGCGCTGTTTTTCCTCCCACACCTTCCCCCCAGGTAGTGAGCAGGGATTTAATCCATCCGGACTGGATTCCCGTCAGGAGGATACATTTACCCAGCCAGCTTTTACGCGGTGCAGATGCTGCTTTACCAAGTGCTTCAAAATGATTACGTCGTTGACGTGGTGTCATCCTGTTCTTCTCCTTACGCCAGAACACCGAGCCCGTAAGCCCGGTCCAGCACTCTGATAATCATTACCGGCTGAGGTACATGCTTTCGCTCAAACTTCACCGGGTCGTTATGTAGTTCTGTATGGCACTGACGACACAGGGGGATCGCGAAAATATCATGCGCCTTCGTTGCCATACCTCCCTGCCCCCAGCCAATTAAATGGTGTGGGTCATCGGATGGTTTGCCGCAGCATTCGCAGGGCTGTGTTTTAATCCATTCCAGATATCGTGGGGCCGTCCAACGGATACGCTTTGGACGTTTCATATAGGTTTGCGGGGACTCAGGATCGACCAGAACACCAACTACAGGCTTAACCGCAGGCACCTGCGCTGGTGGCATGTTCACGGTTACTGTGCTGGCTTTGGCTGTAATGATGCTGGTGGCGGTTAGACCCAGTTCGATGTCGCATTCATGCATGACTGACTGATGATCTTCCGAAGGAATACGAAGCGCCCGACTGGCTACTGATTCGGGAATTGCGTCGGTAACACCCATACGCACCGACCACCAGCATAGCTCCGCCAGCGACAGTTCTCTGGAAGGATCCTGATTCAGCGCCACCATGATGCTGTTGATAATCCAGCTAATAACATTACATCTCGCCAGCTCTGCAAGTTGTTCGCTGTAGTGGTCGCGCAAATGGTTATCACAATGTCCACACAGAAGAACCGATCCGGGTTCATGACGCAGAGTGGTTAACTCGTGATAATGGTAATCGCTGTGTGGCCACTGGCAGCAGCTACCGCCATAACGCAGAAGCCAGTAATCAAGGCCACTCAAACCACCAGCAGCCTTTATAACTTTTTCATCCAGGAAGAACGGTCGCAGCGACTCGTCACACGCAAGCGGCTGGCGAACGTCAGGAACACGGCCAGCAGGCAACCGTTCCATACCTGCCGGCTGGCTTTCCACCAGCACACGTTCACAACTGAATAATGACATCAGCTCGCTGCCCGGCTTGAGCAGCACAATTCCAAGCTCACGCGCAACCACCGGCTTCAGCAGCGCCCTCATCCTGCAATCTCCCCGGTAATTATTTGTCCCTTCTCTCCCCATAATTTAGTGACGCGTGAATCCCAGATGTGAGCATCATCTTCGTAAATGGCATCCATCAGGGCTTTCATCATGTTGTCAAAATCAGGTTTAGCCTGGTGTGGTTTACCGTTGAACTCAGCCCGTTTCTTTTTGCTCCAGCTCGCTGGCATCGGAAGAATGAAGGTGACATGCGACCCGCTTTCCGCCAGCTCAACACGCTGCAAACGAACTTCATCACAGAAAGCCCGGTAACGCAGAACCTCGGGGGGCTTTTTCCATTTGTCAGCGCGCGTCATTCTGGGCTTGCCCATGGGGGTGATATCGTAGACTTTCACATTCACCTCCAGATCCGTTGTTGCCAGGTTCTGTCCTGACGCGGAGTCTTAGAGACTTCTGGCAAGAACGCGCTGATCGTCCAGTGAATGAAGTCATTATCCAGACTACGCTCGGTCTTAATCTGCTTTGCGTGATAGCGGGCTTCCAGTTCGTCAGCCTGCTCAGTGGTGAGTTGGGTATGTTGAAACCAGCTTTTCTTCATAACGCACCTCTGGATGCGGCAAAAAGAAAATCGCTGGCGTTAGTTAACGTCAGTATGTGGGATTGCTTGAATTGATCTTGCGCCATGGGGCTTTTCTCCTGTGGCGCAGCAGGTATAGGTTGTTCAGGCCTATGACGGGAGTGTAACAGAATTCTGGGTAACGCGATAACCAGCCCTTTCCAGCATCTGAGTAAACAACGTTGGTGTACCAATAATTTCATCATCCTGAAGAGGCATGAAAGACACCATGCTGCCGCGCCGGTACATCAGGGCACGCTCACATTCTGGAAATGATTGCAGTCTGGCAACGATGACCCCATCGTGACATCTGATGACTGCGTAGCCTTTTTTGGGCAATTCTAATTTTTCTTTCACTTAAACTCCCCCATGCAAACGGGATTAAAGTAACACCCAAAATAATTAATAAAACCAGTCGTCAGCACTTTCCCAAGTTTCCTGGAGGATAGTCTCTATTTTCTTTTTATCTTCCTTGTCACCCCCAAACACACTTAAACCATCGGAGCCTGCACGCCGTATGCTCAGGCTGCAGTTCTCATAGTGGTTGCCCAACCTTTTAAGCAATTCTCTCTCCAGTGCCGGAACAGCTCCCTTTGGAAGTTCTTTAGTACGATCAATGGTTAGTTCAACTTTCATAATAGCCTCCACTGCATATACTGTATATTTGTACAGTACACCTATACACTGGAATGATCAACGTTTTAAGAGCACGAAAAGTTAAAAAAAGGACCCTACTGGGTCCCTTAATTCGGCTGTATGCTATTGTTCAAAAGAGATTTATCTTTGGCTCAGCTTCACTGGCTCACCATCTTTGAGGTCAATCAAGTGCTCGGGTTCGGAAGCAAACCATGCGTAAGAACCCCAGGCCAGCTCAGGTATTGCTTTTCTGAATGATGCCGCGCTTCGATCTTTAAATGCAGTTAGAAAAGCCAGATGTTTTTCACTAAAACCAGCATCAATAGCCAGACTGGTGAGTGTAACTTTTCTTTCCCGATTGATAGGCCCGTCCGTGGCGACCACCTCGGTGAAAACAACAAGCATATCTGCCCCTGTTCGATCATCGCCAAGATCAACCAGAATGATATCTGGAAGGGCTTTTGAGGCGTCAATCTTTAGCCCCAATGCTTGCGCCAGGGTCTCATCACGCGCAACCACTTTATTTCCTGATTCAGACAACCAAAGCACTGCTGGCTTTTTAAGGAAATTAGGTGCAAAAACTTCTATTACAGCTTTAGCTATCACACTCGAAGGCCCGGGAGCCAGCATACGCTTTTCCCCGTTAGGAAAAGTAACTACTACAGCATCGTCAGCAATGGTTGCCCCTGATTTCAGAAGACGAATTCTCGACAGGGCTGCTTTATTCAAATACTGTTCTTGCCAATCATTGATTGCACTTAAAAGCTCTTCACTGCCCAATGTTTCATCAAAAAGTGATGCAAATGATCGGTTTAAACAGTAGCGTGGTTTCGACGAGGTAGTTGGAACCCCTTTGCGCTCCACAACTGCATTACAAGGTATAAGACCACTACGTATAGTCTCATCCCGTATTGGTTCACGCGTATTCTCGGCATACCAGGCATCTGAGGGTTGCGTTTTCTTTTTCGAGTAAGTCATTGCAATCCAACTTTCCCGGCTATCAGTATCAACTAAAACCGACTGAGAGTCGCCCATATTGACAACCTGACTGGGCCTAATCCATCGTTCCAGGCCATCAATAGCTCCAGCGTAAAACATTACAAAAATTGTCTTAGCTGCCATATCCCGAATTACATATCCGCGATTCTCCGTCCCTTCGGGAAAAATCAATGGAAGCCTTTCCTGAATGGTTTTTAATGAGGGAATAGAAGGTAGATTCATGCAAATGTTACTCCATAGAAGCCTGCAATAGTCCTCTCGATGATTCGCTTATGTGTGCCAGACTCCAGCATAGATTGAATTTCTAACACCTGTTCTTCAGAAGGTAGTGGGATAGAATTCAATTCGTAAGCTGATACAGCGACACTTCCACTTATACATCTAAATGCCCGATCAACTGTTTGGGAATTAAGCAAAAGTGCAACCACTTCAGGCTTAACTTCAGAGAACAATCCGTTCGAATACACAATGTTAATATGGTTTTCGACTACAACACCACCAGTTTCATCAATAAACTCTTGAGGCAAAATAGCTGCAAGTATTCTTTTATCCTGTTCTTTCGAAGTTGTTCTCTGAATCAAGACACATTCCGTTGTAGTAACAAGAAAATCCTGCTTTGGTGCTATATCAATATAGGGAACATGGTTTTTCCTGTCTGCACTAAATCGAAAACCATTTGACGTTATAGATTCGGCCCAGATCAATGGATAGCTATTCTTACCTTTAGTGGTTCGCAGTTGTGACTTAAAGCGATTCCAGACCAGCTGGCCAGTTGAGACTGAGTAACCAAGTTCAGATAAACGAGTCGGCATTGTTTTCAGGTTTTGTAAGAAGCGAGCATCTTCTTTAAACCTTGGTAAAAGCCATGTAGCCCCGCCCTTTTCAATCTCAACAGAACCAATTTTCTCAATTTTCGCTTTATTGAGTCCTTTTGGTATAAGTGATGAAACTTGGGCTTTAACTTTGTGCTCTCCTGACCGGAAAGCTGTTAGCATTGTTTCCTGAAGTACGTCATCAAATACACCATCTCTATCAGAGACGAAATCAAAGGCAATCGGTGTAGTTTTGTTTGTTAAAAGAGTCCGAAGCGCGGTGAAATACTGACCGCCAAGAAAAGACGTTGGCGTCAAAAAAGCAACAACTCCCGATTCCTTTTTCGCCATTCGAATGGCCAAATCAGTAAACAAGCCATACAGATTAGCATGACCAAATAACGAGCGAGCGTACTTTTCTCTCATCTGAGTATCGAGAGTAACTCGTCCATAAGGAGGGTTACCAATGACGAGATCATAGCCAGTAATTTTGTCGTGATGGAGCGCATCACCAACAATAATAGTGTCTTCTGGTAATCTTCTTTTAGCTTTTATGCACAATGGCATAAGAACCGACTCAAGCAAAACTGAACTCATCCATGCAGCAAATGGGTCTATTTCTATTCCTTTCAGCCGTCTACTGATTCTCCTAAAAATCCATTCTGGAGAAGAACCTTTATCTTTTTTCAGCATTCTTATAGCTGCCGGAGCCAAAAACGCCCCCCCACCACATGCCGGATCAATTACTGTTGCATGAGAAAAATCAACACCGGATTTTTCAGCCAAATCTAACAACCGGGAAACCAAAGGTGGTGGTGTATAATATGCGCCCATTTCTGAACGATAGGCCGAAGGTAGCATAACTGTATAAATGGAACCGATAAGATAACCCGCGTCCTCCGAGGGAAATCTTGCAATCAAAGCACCAGTTCGCTCAGCGAGCTCCTGAGCATCACATGAGACGTCCTCTAACAGGACTGTATTTGGCACAGCTCTCATTTTTATGTTGCTTTTTTGCTTTTTTGCCAGAGCTTCCCAATAAGCTGCAACAACAAAGGAGCAATAAGAGCGAGCCTGCGTTAACCTAGACTGTTCAGTTTTAAAATTGCCCGCGAAACCTTTAGCCATGGCCTTACACGTTTGATATCGTTGCAGAATAGATAACTCACTATCTGTAAAAAAATCAAAATGTTGCACGTTCATAATCAAATCCTAGTAAATCAACATGCGGGCTATAAAACCTCATGGTGGCGCACAGAAAAATTGTCTGGAAGAATATCACGCGCCAAGTCGATCTCATAACCCGATATGGCCACTGGTGGCCCATAATTGATGTAATCAGTTATTCGGAATCCGACACATACGGCGAGAATAGTTTGTTTTGGTTTCGTAACAATTCCCCATGTTCAGCACCTCATCAATCACTTTCACAGCATCAGCCATTGCGTAGCCGAGATTACCTCCGTCGCTTTGTGCTGCAGCTTTGCTGAGTGTTTCGCGTATCTGTAGCAGGCGATCGAGTGATACAGGACCGTTCGCCGGGTGGTTGTTAGTTGTCATGCTGGCATCCTCCCCACGATTTCAATGACCCGGCGCATAACCGCACTTCCCCTAAAATCTGCTGGTAACTCAATCACAGGCTTACTCGAGCCGTATGAGAATCGTTGGAGATCGAAATCAATTACAGCCTTTTGGTCCCTGAACAAACCAAGACGACCGTAACGAATGAGTTCGCCGCGTTCGGCTGCTACGCGGAAATACTTCTCTGCAGTCTGACGATGCAGCGACAACATCTGTGATGCCTCGCTAACGGTTAAGCGTCCACGGATTTTCACCTCTTCGATAATCACCCGGATAAGTGCCGCCTGCTCTTCTGGTGTATTTGGTCTTGGCATGGTGATCATCTCCGGGCCATACGCAGGCATTCATTACGTTGCTGCGCTATACGTGCCACTTCAGCTGAACTGCGGGCAATGTCTAACATGTCGGTATATACCTTTGCCGCGCGCCGCCAGAGTCCCCGGGACTTAAGGTCTTTCGCCATTTTCTCCGCTAATTGCGTTTCAACCGGATCACTTTTCTCTTCCATGAAGGGCAGTTTTACGTCAGGTAATTCGGCATCCGGAGCGATGTTATAAACATACTGAGTTCCGTTGTGAGTACGCAGGACTGTGCCGCTGACAGTCAACGCGCGCAGAAACTTACCTGCGGTACCGGATGAAATATCCAGCGCCTCACATACATCACGTAATACGCAGTTCGGGGTATGGCGTACCACTATCGCTACCCGATCTTTCTGAGAGATTTCTATGGTCATTGGTCAATACTCGTTTTAGTTAATTAAACCTGCCGCTTTGCGGCGTTTGTATTCTTCCATCAGTATTTGCGCTGGCGTTGGTCCCGCCGGATGGTGCGGCGCCGCCAGTTGACGTCGAATTGGTGGGACACTTAACCCATTACCAACATGCTTCGACCATTTCGTAAGTAACTTATCTGCCAGTTTTTTCAGTTCACCCTCTGTCATTTGTCGTTCTACGCCCGTTCTGCGCATTTCGATGCATATGTGATACAGCACAGGCTGAGGCCATGGATATTTATCGCTACCTGAATACCGATATGACTCATTGCGCCAGCGCCGGTACTCCGCCATAACCTGTTCCGACGTCAACCCAAATGGATTCGCACCACTCTCTGAAACCAGAGAAACAAACTCAGCCAGGTCAGGCGGCCATGTATTTCCCATCGCGCAGCGCTCCATGCACTGCTGACAGACCAGTCTAATTTGCTGTTCAGTCATCGAACCTATCTGGGCTATCCAGATAGGCGAAGGCTCCGCCCCGTTCTTCTGGGTCCATCGATTCGAATACACCTCCCCCATGACCTGCCACAGACGCCAGGCTGTTTCCGTCGCCATCAAGTCCATTCCTGCGGCGCCACTCTGCGTGGGCTGACTGAATTTGCTGAACTGCCCGGGATGCTGTTGGTTCTGATCCTGCTCCCACATGACTGTTACCTCCGGTTTCTGGTTTTACCTGCGTTCTCACCCGGGCTACATGTCGGGCAAATTTTTGTTCCCACTGGATTTGCGTAAAAACTTTCCCTTCCGACTCCCAGTACGCGGTGAATTCCGCGAGTTCAGTCATAAGGTAATCTGGTTCAGGCAGGGAGATACCCCACGATGCGGCGCGCTGTCGGAAGTCTCTGGAGGGAAGCCAGCTATCTGCCATGCTGAATTTCCCGATCGGTTCATCAACACCGTCCAGATATCGGGGCATGGCCGGGGATGGTAGTTCCTCGCCAGTCGAATTATTCATCGCGCCCGCGCTAAGAGAGGGGGTTAAGATCTGTTTACTGCTAACTGCTTTCTGGATACCTGATGGCAAAGGTTTAGCCAAAGACTTAGCCTTATCCTTAGGCAAGGCGAAAGCCTTATCAAAAGCCATCCCCATAGCGTCAGAAACCCCGTAACAGGCGGCTTTGAGAGCTTCGTATGCTTTATCTTTCAGTGAACATTCAGGCAGTAATTCAAACGATCTTGCCCAGGATTTGATCACGTTCACTGATGCTGGTGGGTTATGTTTCACCGCATTAGGCAACCAAAAAACTCTGGCTTTAAGGTCAGCTTCCACCATACCTAACGCTATGGCTTCGCCTAAGGCTAAGTCGAAGGCTTCGACATCCCAGTTTAATTCTTCAGCCATAGCCGCCCTTCCCGCTTTATACAGCCCGGGGATAATCCCAGTGAATGGACCTGTAAGCAGGTAAATAAACAGACTCTGCCCACTTGGCGGGAGTGGTGATAAGGCTCGAAACTTCGGATCATCCCACATGGTGATCTTCACCTTACGGTAAGGCTCGTTATTAGCCTTACTCTTAGGCATGGCCTTAGCCAAAGGATTAGGCATACTTCACCCCGCGAGTTGCAGTAATAATGGTCATTGATCAAAACTCGATTAAAACAATTGCGGCGCTACGGCGCTTATGCTCGCCAGTAGTGGTCCCGCCGCGTCAGCAGGTAGCATGTTGAACAATGCGATTGCCGCTTCACGAATCTCCTTTTCGAGCTTCTGTAACGGAGCGCCGATTAATTTGGCTTGGTGTGCCTCGCTGCATTCTTTGATAGCGCTGGCCACCAGCTCCGCTTCTGTGCTCGCATTACTTAACCCGTGCTTTCTGGCAATCTGAACTGGCATGGCAGCAATGATTGAACCTGACAGCTGCATAACGTAAGCCGTGTACTTTTCTGACCCCCCTTCGTTTTTCAGATATCGGAATAAATTCTGTTTATTCACAGCTATTCCGCGGCCATCTGCTTTGGTCCACTCTTCTGCCACCAGCTGGGCGATCCGTTCCTGTGCCTGTCCTGGTAATATCGATTCCCATTCACGAACGGCTGCCAATATGACGCGGTGCTGAATGCTGTCACGGCGCTGAGGTTTAAAATGATTTTGCGATTTCACCGGAGAGGCTAACCGCGTTTTATTATGGGTAAAAGCTACTGATTGCATCGTTCAGACCTCGCTTTGTGGCGGAAATACACTATCAAGGGAGCAGGTGCGCCCTAACTCGTTAAGCTTCTCCACAATTAATCTGCATTCCGGTAGTCCAGGCTGGCGTGTTCCGTTCTCATAATTTGAGAGCCTTGACTGACGCCACCCGAATAATTTGGCTAATTGCTCTTGAGTTAAACCGAGCGCTTGCCGTTCTTTGGCGATGTTGTTCATCTTGTCCTCACATATAGTGTTTAGCTGAATTAAACACATAATGTGTTAGATAGTCAAGACGAAACGTTCTTTGAGCGATAACACGTAACGTGGTAAAAATCAGTAATGAATATAAACACTGCAATTGCCGCCAGACTGAAGCAGCTACGCGAACAGAAAAATATGTCGCAATCTAAACTCGCAGAGTTATGTGGGTGGGCTCAGTCACGCATCGGGAACTATGAAGCAGGTCGCCGCAACGTTGGCGTTGACGACGCTATAACAATATCTAAAGCTCTCGGTATTAGCCCGGCAGAGCTAATGTTTGGTGATGATCACGCTGAATCATGGTTAACGCCTAAGCATCGTAAATTAATCACCCTTTTTGACCAGTTGCCGGAGTCTGAACAAGACAGAATGATCGATACCTTTCAATTGCGGCTGAAAGAAATAGATGAATATGTCGAAAAGTACCTTCGTGGACGATTCAAGCCAACTGACGACTAAGCCACAATACTAAGCAATCTAACCAGCCTACTTGGCTGGTTTTTTTATGCCTTCCCCTTCCCTTTCCCCATATCGCTTTCATCGGCATTGCTTTAAACACATCTCGTGTTGACTTTTAAACACATTTAGAGTTTAAATATAAACACAGTTTGAAAAACGTCATCAAGGCAGGACGCCCACGAAGTAGCTGCCGGCGGCATACGAATCACCGGATGAGATGACAGACATTAAAACGCAGCAGGTTCAACGTTCCGCCAGCCTGGCGACAAGGGCAACGCAAGAGGATAAATCCATGATCGATTTCGCACGTAAACCAGTGCGGTGTCAGGCCGTACATCTAAATCGCATTGAAGTAATCATTCGACTGATTTGCTACATGCTCGCCCAGAAGGGCGACCCGTCTGCCGACCAACAGACTGCAGTTCGTTCATAACGAGTTTGACCAATGGCTGTTGCCAGCCTCATGCCCGGTGCACAGGGTATTGTGATGGTAATACCACCATCGTAACCAAACAGGAGACGAAGACCTGTTCTGGTTAAATTGGAAAAGTGTTCTTTGCCCGTCCCGTGGCGGGCTTTTTTCCGGAGGTTTTTATGTCAGCTAACGATCTGGCATTGCGCTTCAGCAGCGCACCAGCAGAGGCATTAATCGGCGTTTTGCCTGTTCTGGAAGTAAAAGAAGCATTACGTGAAGAAGTTGAAAGTGATGTGATGGATGAAGTCTGGACAGAGCACAACTTTGAAATAGAAGCGATGGGCGAACAAGTTGATGAAACAGCCAGGCTCGCTCGTAAATTTGAATGTGCGGCTGAAGCTCTTGGAACGGCGATCAAACTTGCTCTGACTCTCCCACACAATGAGGCAATGCAGATTCTGAGTGATGCCTTGAACGATAACCCTGGATACGGTCGCGAACCGGCAAAGGATGCGTGATGGAGTTTGGAATGAAACGTGTGGTGGCTTCAGTTCAGGCCGTTGCCATCCTCAACAGGATTTACAACGGCAGTCCGGTTTCCATCGCATCAATCAGCAAGGAATCAAAGCTGTCTGTGTCTTACCTCGAGCAGATTTTCTCGAAGCTGCGCAGCAGTGAAATTGTTACCAGTCAGCGTGGCGCCGGTGGCGGGTACCATCTTAGCAAAGCAAACCCCAGCGTGGCTGACGTCGTTCGCGCCGTTACTCAAACGCCTGATTCATTTGAACCCGTGCTGAATGCTCTGGAGTGGGTCCCCGTCGCACAGCTGGCACAGGGAAAATCCCCTACCCCATAAAGCACAAAACCCGCGCAAGGCGGGTTAAGTACCCGGTCAGCCGACCAAAGCTTTCCGGAACGAGTTTTGACCAATAACCACTACCTTAGGCGGCGATCATCAGCTGCCGGGTATCTTACAATCCAATGGAGCCCGAACGCAATGTTAACGTATGCGTATCTTATTAAAGCCAAAGCGAAAGCAACTGAGGCAAAAAACCTGTTTTGCTGGTTCTCTGCAAAATCAGATTCCCGCGCAGAGCGCGAAATCCTCAATATTCTCGAAGACAACGGTATTGCCGTCGGACGTGGCGCGGACTATCAATTACCTGTCCGCACCAACTGGTTTGTTGTTGACGATCTTCCTGAGGAAAGCACACTTGATGACACATGGTGCGATCGTTACGAACTGGCAGAAGACCAGCAAACGTGGCAACTGAAACAGAAGCCGGATAATGAAAATCTGGAGGCTTCCAGCCAGCAAAAACCTGAAACCTCCAGTGCCAATGTACCCACCAGCGATGCGCCAGCATTGCTCCGCCCCATATCTCGCCTGCGCCTGTCTCAGCGGCTGATTGCGCACCTGTTAAATGACGGTGAAGAGAAGGAAATCAGTGAAGCGCGGCACGTCCAGATCGGACAAATGGAACTGGACGAAAATGATCTCTATATACAAAACCTGTTACTGGCCGTTGCAAATGTGCCAGCGGCGAAAGAGCTTTCTGCTCATGTCGAGTGGAACCTGGCAAACGCAATAAAAGAAGTCTTCGACCGTGAGCAGGTCTATAACATTGCTTCATTTGAGGAATTTATTACCGAATGGATTGCGGAACCGAAAGCGCGGACTCAAACCGTGCAGGAGTGGGTTAACGATAAGAAAGCACGAATTGTGGGTGATGAGCCCACCGTTCCACCTGTAACGCCAGAACTCATTACCGTTGCGACTCTCCCGCTACGCCAGCGTCTTTTGGCTCAGTTTATTTCTGAAGAATATGCTTACCATATTGATACTGAGCAGAAGAAAACCATTCAGGAACTCGAGCTGGATGTGGATAACAGCTATGTGCAAAACCTGCTGCTTGCCGCCGAGAATGTAGAACCATTCAGGAAAGCGCCAGAGATCGATATCTGGAAGATTGTCAGCGCGCTGAAAACCGTTTTTCCGGTTGATGGAAAACGAGTGGATTTGTCTACCGTAATTCAGTTCTTTAAGGCCTGGTTCAGTACTGAACACATTGACCGCGGGTTGCTGGTTAAAGAGTGGGGTAAGGGCAATCGTGTCTCGCAGATTCAGCGCTCTGATACTGGAACGAACGCTGGTGGTGGCAATAAGACCGATCGTAACCCGGCACTTGTCCACACACTGGAAACTCTGGACATTGATATTGCGCTGGCCACACTTCCAATGGATTTCAACATCTACGATATCCCAGGTGGCGTTTTCCGTCGCGCAAAAGAGATCATTGCTAAAAACGAAAGCCCGTTCAAAGAGTGGTCCGTCGCCCTGCGCAAACGCGCTGGCATCCTGGATTATTCCCGTGCCGCTATTTTCGCACTTATTCGCAGTGCAGAAGAAAACGCTCACCATTTCCCGGAACTGCTGAGCCGTTACATCAATAAGAACCTGACTGAAACCGACCACCAGCACCCAACTGAAGAAGCCCTGGCGGCAGCCGGTCACGTGCCGGAAAAAAGCTGGGAAAACGATATTAAAGAGAAGTCCACAGCTGAACAGAAGGCAGGAGTTGAACAACCAGAAATTGCCAACATGGGCAACGGCGTGTTCTCCATCGATGGCCTGATGGGTAACCAGCCAGCAGCCGCGCTTTCTGTCGTAGACCAGGTACGCCAGCGCGCCGTCGAAGAAAAATTACAACAAGCCAATACCGAGGAAACCACCAGCAATGTGCAGATGGAAGAAACTGACAACAACGAAATCAAAGCTAATCCTGAAGTGTCTCAGAGCGAAACAGCAGTTTTGCCAGTTAAAAGCGCTGATGCAACTGGTGACGCGTCAGCGTCTCTGAATAATGAACCCGTTCACCATATTGAAACGGATCCCCTGAACGCTTTCTATACTCACCTGATGGTTGATATGGAAACTATGGGCAACAGTCCTGATGCCCCAATAGTCTCTATTGGCGCTGTATTTTTTGATCCTTCAACTGGTAACACTGGTGCCGAGTTTTACCAGGTTGTCAGTCTGGAGTCATCGATGTCGTTTGGCATGAAACCGGATGCGTCGACGATTCAGTGGTGGTTGAAACAATCATCTGAAGCCCGCTCTGCCATTCTTGTTGATGAAGCCATGGGGCTGCTTGAGACTCTCGAACTTCTGGCTGACTTTATTGCTGAAAACGCTGCTAACGGAAGCCACACAGTTCAGCTGTGGGGTAATGGTTGCTCGTTTGATAACGTCATTCTTCGCCGCGCATACGCGTTAACAGATACCCCCTTCACTGTTCCGTTCTGGAATGACAGGGACGTAAGGACCATGGTCGAGCTGGGTAAATCTGTCGGTATCAATCCACGCTTCGACATCCCGTTTGAAGGCGAAATGCACAATGCGCTTTCTGACGCCCGGCATCAGGTCAAATACGTCTCTGCAATCTGGCAACGCCTGACTGCAAACTGATTTTCTAATTTCACAATTTACGGATCCTGCCTGGTATGTTTCTACAGGCAGGCCATCAGAGAGATGAGCTATGCACGAACTTACACTGTCTCCTCAGGAAATTGCAGAAATTACTGGCTATCAGCGCTACACCCACCAGCAGCGACAGCTGCGGTGTCACGGCATACCGTTCACCACTGATGGGCGGAACCGCCCAATTGTATTGCGCAGAAGTATTGATCCCGGAGTTTCTGAATTACCTAAGGTCGATGAATATGTTGCACTTGAGCCAAATTACGACGCAATCAATGGGCAGACCAAGAAAAGATCCTAAAGACAAGCACCTCCCGCCACGCGTAACTAAAAACCGTTATAGCTATGTGTGGAAGCCAAAAGGAACAAAACAAAGCGTAACTCTTGCACCTATTACCGGGACGAGTATGTCCCGGCTATGGGCGCGTTATGAGGAAGAAAAAGCCAAGCGCTCAGACGTAATGACATTTTCTAAATTATGGAAGTTATTCACCAGCAGCCCAGCTTTTGCTGAACTGGCTCCACGAACGCAGACTGATTACAGGTCGTATGAAAAAAACCTCGTTCCAGTGTTCGGGAATATGCGAGCAGATGACATAAAAATTGAGATGGTCAGGATCTATATGGATAAACGTGGCCAACGCAGTATTAACCAGGCAAACCAAGAACTCGGCGGGATGTCGCGTGTTTTCTCATGGGGATATGAACGAGGGTATGTGAAAGGAAATCCGTGCAAAGGAGTACGCAAGTTCTCTTTAAAAGCCCGTGACGTGTACGTGACAGACGAAGAATATCAGGCAATTTATGAAGAGGCGGCACCAGCTCTCCGGGTTGGCATGGAGATATCTTACTTATGTGCGGCTCGCGTTTCGGATGTTCTTTCTCTCAAATGGTCGCAAGTAAGCGAGGAAGGCCTTTTTATCCAGCAGGGAAAGACCGGGACTAAACAAATAAAAGTCTGGACTGAACGGCTTCATAACGCCATCGAACTTGCAAAAACTCTGGGTGGGCGGGAAACGGTTATCTGTAGCAGTAAAAAAACTAAATACTCGAAAAGTGGGTTTAACGATCTGTGGGAAACCGCAAGGGAAGCAGCAGGAAAAAAACTAGATAGAAAACTGCCGTGTACATTTCATGATCTCAAAGCCAAGGGAATATCTGATTACGAAGGCTCGAGTAAGGACAAACAACTATTCTCAGGTCACAAAACTGAAAGCCAGGTTGTGGTTTATGACAGAAAAGTGAAAATTTCTCCCACATTGGATCTTCCAGTCTTGGGCAAATCAGAAGATGATGATGGCGAGTTTTATACCAAGTGA